ATCAAGCTATGGAAGACGAACAGATCGAAGAGCAAATGCTTGACGCTAATCGTATTCCTAGCTTAATGAGACGATAAGGCTACCTAGAACTTTTAGCCCCTTATCACACCTATAACCTTAAGGCCACCTTGTAAACTCAAGACCCTAGATTTTCTAGCCACCTTGAAAACAAACAAGCCCCGAAAAGGAGTAAGACATGACTGATACACAAGAGCCACAAGCTAATCCTTATAATGCAAACAAGTCTTGGCACGAAGAGCCAGAAGCATCTAGAGGATCAGCAGATAGTTTATTTTTCGATGGAGAAGGTTCTGATGAGGCCACCTCAACCGACGAAGGTTTAGCCCCTCAAAAACAAAAAGGAACCAACTACAAGAAAAGGTACGACGATCTTAAACGACATTATGATGAAAGGATATCAGAGTTTAAACAAAAAGAGCAAGAACTGTTAGCACAAGCGCAGTCGTCTCAGCCAGCCTATCAACCGCCTAAGTCGGAAGAAGAGCTGGAACAGTTTAGAGATCAATATCCTGATTTGTATGAAACTGTAGAATCTGTTGCACATCTACGAAGTCAAAAAGAAGTACAGGCCTTACAACAAAAGATGCAAGTTATCGAAGAGCGAGAAGCAATGATCTCTCGTCGAGAAGCTGAAACTAAGTTGCGAGACCGTCATCCTGACTTTGAAGATATTCGTGGAGACGAGCAGTTTCATGAATGGGCAAAAGAACAACCCGAACAAATTCAAGGTTGGATCTATGAAAACCCAGACAATGTTAGTTTAGCAAGCCGTGCTATAGACATCTATAAAATGGAAAGGGGAATAAATGTAAACGTCCCTAAAACTCAGTCAGGTCGAAAAACGTCTAGAAATGACGCTGCAAGTTTAGTATCTACTAAAACTACAACTGTAGACACTAAGCAGCCTAAAGTCTGGACAACTCGGGAAATAGCTGCCCTTTCTATGGACGACTATGATCGACTTGAAAAAGAAATAGATCAGGCCGCCGCAGAAGGCAGAGTAATCAAATAACTTTGTTTTTTAAGGAGTCTTACAATGGCTAATAACACATCCGATCAGTATTTTGCACAATCCTCGGGGAGTAACTTCTCCGGCAACAACTTCATGCCAGAACTCTATTCCAAGAAGGTTCTTAACTTCTTTCGGAAAGCGTCTGTAGCAGAAGCAATCACAAACACTGACTATGCTGGTGACATCTCTGCATTTGGTGATTCAGTTAAGATCATCAAAGAGCCAGTAATCACTGTAGATCAGTACGAGCGTGGTGGTGCTGTCACAGCAACAACACTGACTGACAACGAAGTAACTTTGGTTGTTGATACGGCGAACGCATTTAAGTTCATCGTTGATGACATCGAAACTTCAATGTCTCACGTTAACTTCAAGGAAGTTGCTTCATCTTCAGCAGCCTACGCACTCCGTGACGCATTTGACACGGGCGTAATTGCTAAGTTGTTTGCAGGCGTTTCTGCTTCGTCGCCTAACCACATTCTTGGTTCAGACAGCGCAACAGACCTCGCAGCTGGTACTTTCGACGGTACTGGTAATCTTGACATCGGCTACGCTTCTGGCGAGCATGATCCAATTGATGTTCTTTCACACATGGCACGTCTCCTTGACGAGCAAAGTGTTCCTGAAGAAGGTCGCTGGTTCCTTGCAAACCCAGAGTTCTACGAGCAGCTTGTACAGTCTAGCTCTAAGCTTATGAGTGTTGATTTTAATGCTGGTCAAGGTTCAATCCGTAACGGTCTCGTATCTTCTGGTAAGTTGCGTGGCTTTGATATGTACAAGACCAACAACATTGCAGCTACTACTAACGCTGCTGGTAAGTGTATTGCTGGTCACATGTCATCTACTTGTACTGCACAAACTATTATCAATACTGAAGTAGTTCGTGATACTGCAAGCTTTGGTGACATTGTACGTGGTCTTCACGTCTATGGAGCCAAGGTACTACGTCCAGAAGCCCTTGTTTCTGCATTCTACGGTATCGACTAAAACAAAACGGGGGATGAAATATTCCCCCTTTTCTTTAAGGTTTAATTATGCCACAGATTGGAACAGAACAAAACCCAATTCGTATGAGTGCTAACAAAACAGTTAAAGTTAGCGGTCAATACTTAAAGAGTGAAAACAAAAAGAAATACGACGAAAATTATGATCGTATTTTTGGGGAGAAAAAAAATGAAAGACAAGAAGCCTAGAGCATCTTATCGAAGAGGAAGAGGCGTGGCGATGTCTCCAAGAGGTCGAAGCACAGTTGCTCCTCGCCCACGTAGATCAGGTGGTAGATCACCAGCGCCTGTTATGCCTGTACGGGGTGGTATGCCACAAGCGCCTAAAGTTGCATTAAAGTCAAAAATGAATGTCGGTAGGCCAGAAGCGCCTGTTTTGCCTGTACGGGGTGGTAGACCAAGAGGGGGTTCTTCTGCAACACGATCACAAGCGCAGCAAGCAGCAGCGGGTGGTGGCGGTCGTCGTCCACAACGCCGTGATGTAGTAATGCCTACTAGAGAAAGAGTAAAAGCTCCTAAACCGGCACTAAGGCCAACAATGAATACCTTTAAACCACAAGCGCCTACTCTGCCAGTACGAGGCGGTAGACCACAAGGGCCAAGAGCTACACCAAAGCCAGTACAAAACGGTAGACCACCAGCGCCTACTCTGCCAGTACAAAGCGGTAGACCATCAAAACCTAGTCGAGGTTCTCTTCCTAAAATGAATAGGCCAACAACAGGAATGCCTCCTAGAGGAAATCGCATGATGTTTTCTAAAGGTGGTAAGGCTGGTTATGGAAGTGTGCAAGAAATGGAAAAAGCTTGCATGACTAAATCAGACCACAATCCTTCAATGCGTCAAAAATGAAAGTCAAAGCTCCTGAAGGCTATCATTGGATGAAAAAAGGATCAACACATAAGTTAATGAAAGATCCTAAAGATGGCTATAAACCACACAAAGGTGCTTCAAAAGAAGCTAACTTTGAAATTCAAAAGGTTCATAAAAAATAATGGCTGCTACTTATCTTGAAATTACAAACGAGTTGTTGCGAGAGCTGAACGAAGTAGCCCTCACGTCTTCTACGTTTGCCGGAGCCATTGGGGTTCAACAACATATTAAAGATTGTGTCAATAGAGCATATCTTGATATTGTTAATGAAGAACCTCAGTGGCCTTTTTTAGCTACGGCTACCAGCGGATCAACAGATCCTTTTTATGGTAATACATATATTGAAACTGTTGTAGGAACTCGTTGGTATCTTTTAAAGCCTTCGTCTTCAAACTTAACAACAGACTATGGTTACATTGATTGGGATAATTTTTATCTCACAACTATTGGTGTAGATAGCTCATCAGCACCTTACGTCAGTAAAAATTTAAAGTACACTACGACAGAAGAATGGAAAGATTTTAGACGTACTGAAGAAAACCAAGACGACGCAGATACTCAAAACTATGGGGAGCCTCGTCGTGTAATTAGAAGCCCAGATAATCGTAAGTTTGGGCTTAGTGCTATTCCAGATAAAGTATATCGAGTTTATTTCTTTGCGTATGATTTACCTACAGAACTAAACGCACACGGGGATGAAATTGTATTCCCCAATATCTATAAGCCTGTATTACTTGCACGGGCTAGATACTATGTTCATCAGTTTAAAGAAAGCTCACAAGCCGCAGCATTTGCACAAGAAGATTATAAGCGTGGACTAAAACTAATGAAAGGAAATCTCATGAGTGCTACTCCTGATTATATGAAAACTGATCGTGTGAGGTTCATCTAATGTCTCAGCCTTTTGGCATTTCTTGTCGTGGAGGTTTAAACACAAACCTCAATCAGCTTGAAATGCTTCGACAACCCGGCTTTGCTACTAGACTTAGAAACTTTGAAGTAGATCCAGATGGTGGGTATCGACGCATTAATGGCTTTACACAGTTTGGTGACACACGACCTAATAGCAGTCAAGACATTCTAGGTATTTCTGTATATGCTGATGGCATTGTTGTTTGTTCAGGCACAGATATACACTTTAGTCTAGACGGCTCTACATGGCTACAAATTAATCGTGGAGCGTCTCACAGCAGTGGAGATAACTATGCAACCTTTACAGGACGAGCTGCTGTTGCTCGAACTGGACAAGGCCAGTGTAGTTTTGCAATGTTTGAAGGTGCAACTTTTAATTATGGACAAATAGTAATTGCAGATGGAGCAAACAAGCCTTTAGTATTTCGAATGGAAGGAACAGGTGTTTTATCTTCAAGAACTTT